GTAACTTTTCTCATTTTGTTTTTGTTTTAGTTTAACTTTGTTTATGATTGTCTTATATGACAATTGCGAAATGCCCCAATCGAATGGTAGAATCCACAAACTATGTACATAGATTGCTCATCAGCATTTCAGATTCATTTAATATGTCAAAGAACGTTGCATCTTTAGACTGGTGTACTTTGGTTGTACTGCTTACCAGTAGGTTTTCGTGTTGTCTTACCTTACAACTCTTTCGAGATTCAGTACATACAATCAACTTTACGAAGGGTAACTTACTCAACTCCTACGGAGGGATGTTTTCTTGGATGTCCCTCAGCCCTTGCCAGATTCCACCAACTTGTTTCCATTATCATACTCAATTCCTCAAGTTCCAATTTCTTGAGTTCATTTCGATGTTGTATTTTAAGACATTGTCTTTTGAGACAACAACGACAAAGGTCATCGGAGGGTTAACTGGTGATTCAAAGAACGTTTTCTTGTATGCAAGTATAAGGCGAAATCTAATTTCAGCAAAACTTTTTTTACTTTTCCTTGTTTCACGCACGTTTCACGCCTTCCTAGATAGTCATTTTGAGAGCAAAAACAAGCATTTTTTGACTCAATTTGGCTGGCTGTTGGCACTAGAAAAGCATCAATATTTTGTAATATATGACAATAAAAAAGAGTATCTATTCGGGTGAATCTGGATTACAGATTGCGGTAGTATCGTATCTAAAGTTGCAATATCCTACAACAAGATATTGTGCATCTGCTGGTGGAGTTCGCACTAGTTACAAACAAGCCATAAAAATGAAAGCAACTGGATACATCAAGGGCTTTCCAGATTTGCAGATTCTCAAGCCAGTTGGAAAGTATTCTGGACTCTTCATTGAATTAAAGTACAACAAAGGCAGAATGTCACCAGAGCAAAAGGATTGGATTGAGTATCTGAACTCGGTTGGGTATTTTGCTATTTGTTGCAACTCGTTTGACGATGCCAAAAAAGTTATAGATTTGTACTTAAGTGGGAATATCCAAAACTGATATTGAACTAAATTACAACTTCTGGTATGGCATTGCCAAGATGCTCACTAGAGACGGCGATACTGCGTATGAATTACTCCACGATACTTTACTGCGAATCATTGAAAAGGAAAGAGACATTGATAATCCTCGCAACTATGTAGCCAACTCTTTGCGTATTGCTTGGTATAGTCAAAGGTCTCCTTTCAATTACGATTACAGAGACTTTCAAAAGCGAATGGTTGAATTAACAGAAGACATTGATTGTAATATGAGACAACCAGATTTATCTTCTCGTATTGTAAATGAGCAACTAGACATATACATATCTCGTCTTCCTTTCTTTGAGAGAGAAGTATTTTACTTGTATGCTCTCAATGATTTCAGTTACGACAAGTTGTCAAAGGAAACAACCATACCGAAAATTGTATTGTATAGAGCAGTCAAAAGAGCCAAACTAATTTTACGAAACTCAATTAAAATTATATGAATAGAAAAGAGCAAATCAGAGAAATGGCAAAGAACAGAATGAGCATCTGTAAATCTTGCCCAGCCTTCAATGAAACTTTCCAAACTTGCGGAAAGCCATTGAATAGATTAAACCCAGTTAATGAATCGGTTGTATTAAACAACAAAGAGTTTCAGCCTTGCGGATGCTTTTTGCCTACGAAGACTCAACTAACTTTATGGCATTGCCCAGCAGATAAATGGGAACCAGTTCTAGAGAAATCATTATTACAAGACATAAAGAGTTTCTTGTTTCAGAGTTCAATCAAAAGCGATGACAAATCTAGATTGAAGGAGTTGTATTTATTTGCAACTGGTACAGATGTTAGTAGACAGATTGATGGATGTGGAAGTTGCGGTGCAACCTTTATACACAATTTGAGAAGTCAGTACAAAGACTTGCCAGAGGCAACAGATATTATTAACCAAATAGAAGAGCAAATAGATGTTGAACTTAATAACAACAACGCATCTGATAATGCTATTGTCAGCGATTCAATCGTACCAAATCTGGAAACTATTGACATCAAGACAATCAAAAAACCTAGAGCCAAAAAAACAACTAAAAAATAAAATTGTAGAATATGACAACATTCATTATCACATATACGATGATTGCATTGTTACATTTTATACTAGGAATAGTTGTATTGTATCGCAATCAGTCACCCTATTCAACTGAAAATATGATTGGGGCAATACTGATGGGGCTTATCTTCCCGATATTCTACATTATTATTGGCTTTCAATTATCATTACGAGGCATCAATGCTTTATTGAAGGTTGTAAAAAAAAACAATCGCTAAATGTGAATTGATGTGAACAAGTTTACCTAGCGAATACAGATTCCTTTCTGATATTTGCTACGTTGAACTTTTGATATACTCCCCTTTGGTGTTTTAGTTCAACACCATTGGGGAGTTTCTCTTTAATACAACTCGGAGTATATGGGCGGTGCGAATACGATTGCGTATACTCTTAAATCGTTACAATGGGAAGGTAATCCAGCGAACTGATGGCATAAAGGAGAGAGTCAGATATTACCAGCGAGAGTAGAAACTCGTTTTAAGTTGTCTCCAGATACAACGTCACTACTGGCAGTTGTATTCTCAATGACGAAAGGCTCATTCGACAGAATGTAAGTTGTAAAAAAAGTCAACGAGAGAATGATAACAGAGTAACAATCTGATTGGGATACTCACATTCTCTCTTTTAACTCAAGGTCTATTCTCAAGAATATAAGATATTGTAATATAGTATTACATACTATCTTTGTGATATGAGCATACAAAAGATTCCTAAAGTTGAATACTTACCAATCTGGAAGATTCAAAACAATCCAAGTAATCCTAGAGTTGTCAGAGATGACAAATTCAAAAAACTGGTTAAGTCAATCAAAGAATTACCAGAGATGCTAGACTTGAGACCAATTGTTGTTAATGAAGACCTCATTGTATTAGGCGGTAATATGCGCCTTCGTGCTTGTAAGGATGCTGGACTGAAGGAAGTACCAGTAATCGTCACCAAAATAAGCGAGGCGAAGCAAAGAGAGTTTATCATAAAAGACAATCTAGGTTATGGCGAATGGGATTGGGAAATGATTGCCAACGAATGGGATGCAGAACTACTAGAAGAGTGGGGAATGGACATACCAAAGATGGACAACGTTCTAGATGAGGCAGATGAGCCAGAGGCAAAAGATTGTTGGTTTCTCAATATCGAATTTGAAAACGAAGGCGAATTACAAAAGTGGTACGACAAACTAATTGCAGAAGGACTAATTTGTAAAATAGTACAATAATGAATTTCCCTAGAACCATTGACATCAAACTACAAAGCGAAGTATTCAACAACTTCAGATGCCAAGTTGCCGCCAATTCGCTAGATATTGATGTTAAAAAGAAATCGATTCACCATTTGCACATAGACAATGTTGTTATTCCGGACAACTGGAATATCGGACTCGTTTATGGTGCTAGTGGTAGTGGTAAAACTACTCTGGTAAAAAAACTATTTGGAGATGACATCTTCAAAGTTGTAATAGATGACAACCAGCCTATCATAAATCAGTTGCCAAGCAACTTGTCATACGAGGAATGTGCCAATCTCTTAAATGGAATTGGTCTCAATAGTGTACCTTGTTGGATACGACCAGTTAAAACATTATCCAATGGTCAAAGAGCAAGAGCAGAGGCAGTTCTTTTGATGTCGCAAGATTCAGATGTTGTATTCATTGACGAATGGACATCTGTGGTGGATAGAACAATAGCAAAGGCAATGAGCCTATGCATTCAGAAGTTTGCTAAAAAGTACAACAAGAAAATCGTATTGCTTTCTTGCCATTACGATATTCTAGAATGGTTGAAACCAGACTGGATGATAGATTGTAATAAACAACAATTTGAATTGCCCAAAAGTGATTCTTTTTTTTTTACAGAACGAGAGCAACTCACCTTCACCATCAGAGAAGTTGGAAAAGAGACTTGGAAATACTTTAGCAAGTATCATTATTTGAATGAGAATCTACCAGCGGGAAAGATTTACACCTATGGCATCTTCCACGAAGGCAACCAGATAGGATTTCAATGCTTTGCAAACTATACTCCGCATTCAGATAAGAGCAAGAAAATAATCTATCATTCAAATAGAACTATAATACACCCAGACTACAATGGTCTAGGTCTAGGCATCAAACTAATAAACGAAACAAGTTGTCTTTTAATTCAAAAAATACCTTGCAGAATTATGGCAAAGTTTAGTAGTGTTCCAGTATTCAAAGCAATGCGAAAGCAAAGTTGTTGGAAGTTTCTAGGTGAGAATAGAGAGATGGGCAAAATGCAAAAGGGTAAAGCAATGAAACGTACCTCTGGCTTTAGGGACAAAGGAAGTAAGACTTACAACTTTGAGTACGTTCCAAATAAATTGTAACATAATGCAACACATAAAAAAGGAAAGTTGTTATGAATAGCAAACAAACAAAACAGAAGCCATTGGCTACCGAATCAAAAAAGAAAGCAATGATTGAGGCACTAGAGAAGAGTCTTGGCATTGTTACCACCGCTTGTAAATCTGTTGGCATTGATAGAGTCACACATTACAGATGGATACAAGAGGATGAAGATTACAGAGAGGAGGTTGAATCAGTAAACAACATTGCTCTAGACTTCGCAGAATCGCAACTACATCAGAAGATTAAGGACAAGGATACAACTGCCATTATATTCTTTTTGAAGACCAAAGGAAAGAACAGAGGCTACATTGAGAAATCAGAGTTGTCATTAGATACAACACCAGTAAATTTAATCGTAACAGAAAAATTGTAATATAAAACAATGAAGATTGAGATTCCTAAAGATGCTGGCAAACTAAAGGTAGGTCAGTACATTGACTATAAAATGAATAATGGAAACCGAATCAACCAAGTAATGAGTATTACTGGCTTGACTAGAGAGGTTGTATTAAAGTTCACCCCACAACAGATTGCAGATGTATGCGATTTCTTTGATGAGATAATAGATTCAATTGAATACAAGTTTGTCACAAAGTACAAAATCAATTCTGTGGAGTATGGTATTATTCCAGACATTAACTCTTTGACATTCGCTGAATGGCTTGACCTTACTGCATATGCCGAGAACTTCCCAAAAAACATAGATAAGATGTTGGCGATTCTTTATAGACCTATAAGACAACAACTATTAAACAGATATACTCTAGAGGAGTATGATAGTGCCATACATCTCAAGAACGCAAACGAGATGAGGAATATGCCTATCACAATTGCAAATGGTTGTATGCTTTTTTTTTCGAGTATCAAAAAAGAATCAGAACTCAATATGCTCAAGTCTTCAATGGAGAAGAGGCAACAGATGATGGAGGAGATGATAACGATACTGGAGAATCAGTTGAAAGAGGACAACAAGTAAACGAACTTGTCTCAAAGTACAAATGGTTTCACATACTAGAAGAGATTGCGGAACGAGATATAACAAGGTTCCCAGCCATATTGTCTTTTAGTGCAACCTCTGTTTTTGCTCACATCTCCTATCGTATGGACTACCAGAATCTTCTCAAATCAACCAAAGTATAGAACAAAAAGGTCATTGATTTCTACATATCAATGGAGTTGTATTAAATCACAATTGTAATATATGCCAACAAACTACACATACAATGCCTTAATTAAAAGGCTGGAAGAGTTCGCAACTCTACACCCATCAATACAGAAATTCTCTCAAGGACAACTAGATGACCAAGATGTACCAAAAGACAACGAGTATCCATACTTGCACATTCAACTAGATTCAATCTTGTACAATGATGGAGAACAAACTTTTGCCTTGAATGGTTACATCTTTGACATTGCTAGAGAGAAAGAGAATGCAACAGATTATCCAAAGGAAATTATTTCTGATTGCTCTCGTATTGCTGGTGATTTAATCGCAACTATAAACAACTCCACAATGTTTGGCGATAGTGCAATGCTAGAACTACCAGTACGAATACAGCCAGAGATTGAGGAACGTAGTAACAACTTATCTGGTGTTACATTTCAACTATCAATAACGTTTGACTTTCGTAACAACTTTTGCGACATACCAAATCTTGCACCATTGTACAACTACTAGGGTATGAAGTACGCAAAGGATACTTTTAATTTAGAACTAGAGAACTTCGCCAATGACTTGCGAGACAAGGCGATGCAGAATCTTGGTGCCTATCGTAATGTCAAAGGCAAACGTAGAAGGTCTGTTGCAACTGATACACTACGCAAATCTTTGAACTACAAAATAAAGTATGGCAAGGATAAAATTACGTTGTCTTTAGGTGCAACTGGAAAGGCTGGAAACTATGCAGACTTTGTAGAGCAAGGAGTTAATGGCACACAAAAGAACGTTGGGAGTCCTTACTCTTTCAAAGGAGGTGGCGGTGGTAGTAATAAAGGACAACGAAAGAAAAGTAGTGGCAAAAAGAAAATGGGAAAGATGCAGAAAGCAATCTATGATTGGATGGAAGCCAAGCCTATTCGCCTTCGTTCTGCTAGTGGTAAAATGAAAAAGGTAACGGAGGCAGATAAACGAGGGGTGGCATTTTTAATTTCTCAAAAGATTCGCAAGGATGGAATACAACCAGTACACTATATGCGTGATGCCTACGATATGATTGCCGACCAGTATGAGCAAAGATTTATTCGAGCAATGAAAAAAGATGTTGAACTATTTTACAACGATGTACAAAAACAATTCACGAAAAAATAAAAAGATATGTTGTTCTATAAGATAACTGGATGGACTGGAAGAGGACAAGGCAATGATTACTTTATGGTTTACTCTAGAAACAATGTTTATATTACGTTGTTCTCTGATGACTATGCCGAGCCAAATTTCAAATACGTTTTACAAGATAGTTTTACTGGTCATAAATTCTACTTATCACCAAACCAGCAACAATGCGGAGTATTCAACTTCAAACCTATATTGAGTGAGTTGTGCAATACTACAATTTTTCCAACTACTCCAATGGGCTCTAGTGCAACAACTGAAGGTATGTGGATGCAATCCGCAGTAGCAATACCAGACCCAGTAGAAGTGGTTGACGATATGCAAAGTAGATACCACAAGTTTGCGATATACGAAGGATATGAGATTGGAGGTATATGGCAAGAAGTCACTACTCATTTTCAACATATTTATTTTTGGGTCATTGATGGAGAAGGAGTGGATAATTGGATTGTATTAGGAGACAACGGAGGCAATGTACTTGGTCTTGCTCTTACTCAAATGTTTGATGCTACACTAGGCTACAATGATGGCAAAGTAAGAACTAGAATACCTTCAACACCATTGATAAGTTACAAGCGAGAAGTAGAATGGCAACGAGTTGGGAGATATTCTGTGGAAGGCAACCATCAATCTGCATTCAAAGTTCAAACTATCATTGGAGATGGTGCAAACTTTTTGCATCCAGATTATCCAGAGACGCAAATAAGATTTGCTACAATAATTTTATTTGACTCTTATGACAACGCAATTACTCAAGTCAATTTTGATTTAACTCCATTGATTGGTTTTACGAAACTCATCAATGTTCCAATAGGCTTGAGGAATCTAGTATTTGGTGGGCATATTACATCAGCAGAGGCAGACCAAACTCAATACTATTTTGTAGATTATAGCAACGGAATTGGTGGCGAACAAATTTCTCCAACGTATGCCTTTTGGGTAGAAGACGAATGCAAACACAATGCAATACACATCTATTGGCTGAACTCGAAAGGTGGTTGGGACTCTTTTACATTCGATAAAAAGAACGAAAGAACTATTGATATAGACCGCAAGAAATACAAGACAAACGAAGGCGGATACAACAATGCAACGTATGACAACCCAATGACATCTGGCACACAATCTAGAGTTGTAAAAGAACGCAACCCAATTGTAAAACATATGCTCTCTGTATCTTCTGACTGGCTTACAGAATCAGAGTTTAAGTTTATGCGTGACTTGTTTACATCTAAATCAGTTTGGATATGGGATGACAACAACGATGGCGGTCAATGTATTCCAGTTGTAATAGAAGACAACTCGTACACAATGAAGAGAGAGAGAAATTACAAGCAATACAATGTATCTTTGAAACTGCAAATTGCCAACGCAACTGGATACAAAGATGTAAATAAATTCTTTAGAAATCCAAGAGATACAGAACGTGATTGGTCGCAGATTGACCCATTTGCTGGAAGAGGATAATTGTAATAAATAACAACAGATGCAAACCAACTTAATCGCTTATAGACAACTAGACAATGTTCCAATAGAGTTGGAATTGTACGAGAATGAAAGTATCTCTTTGAACTTTTCTTTTACAGATATAAAAAGTTTGGAGTCAAAGAATACATTCTCTCGAACCTTTAGAATACCAGCGAATGCCAACAACAATGCCATATTTGGAGTTGCATCAGAAGTCAATTTTCAATTCAATACTTTCAATCCAAAAAGAAAGATTAAGGCAGAGATAAGAGTAGAAGGCATACCAATGATTGAAGGTACTTTACAATTCAAATCTGTTTACACTAGAATGGGACTAGAATCAGATTACGAAGTTGTATTCTTTGGCAACATTGTAGAGTTCTATAAAAACATTGGAGACAAAGGCTTATACGATTACATAGCACAATGCCTAGAGGAAGATTATCCGCACGTTATCTCCTATGACAACATCAATAATATCAACCAAATGAACTATGGAGATGGCTTCATATTCTATGGCTTAACAGATAGAGGAGACAATTGGTCAGAAGGCGGAGAAGATGGCACAAGGAGAATTTACGAAACTGATATATCTAGGTCAATCAAACCAGCCGAGTTAACGTTGTTCGTTTCTGCCGAATACATCTTTAACAAAGTATTGCAGTTGTCTGGTTATACAACAACGTTTGGGCAGTCTCTCACATTGATGGGGAATCTTTCCAGTATGTATATTCCTTTTGTATCGGAAAGCAACTTTACAATAAGTCAAGGTGGGGAATCAGAACTAGCAAAGTTTCGATATGCTGGGGGAATTGATGGTATCACAAGGACTCCAGCCGATTTCAATTCCACTACATTGTCAGATGGTAGTACGTTGTACTATATGTCAATACCAGATTTGACAATGGATACAGATGCTGGAGGAAACGTAAGTAGCGGAAACGTTTTCATTGCACCATTTGGTGGTAGATATAGAATTAAATTTAATCTTGCTCTAGAGATTGACCAAGACTATGTACCAGAAGGAACAATAGATTGGAGAATTGGTTTGCTATTAACAACACCAAGCGGAACTAAAAAAGTATTTGGTTCTGCAATGTCTTTTGACTTTTATGACTACGACCAAATGGCTGATTCAGATTATTGGACAACAGATACAAGAACGTTGTATGTAAGCAATGGCTGGAATGGAAACTACGAGGCAGACAACTGGCTTGGTGCTGGTGAAAAAATACAACCGATACTCTACATTCTAGGCTATGGCTCTGAAATTGATTACATCAATAATGGAGTTCAAACGTTGACATTCCGAGACCAAGCAACTGGCAGTAATAGTTATTACACTACATTCAAATGCGATTTAACTAGCAAGGCATTGTACGGAAATGCAATTGACTTTTATAGCAACGCGCCAAAAATGAAGTTGAAAGATTTCGTAACTGATTTACAGAAGATGTTTAATCTAGTAATGGTTCCAGACCCAGACAATCCAAAGAATATAATTTTTAAGCCAATGATGGAGTATCTAGAATCTGGAGACTTCAAGGATTGGACTGAAAAAATTGATTACACAAAAGACATCACACTACGACCAACAACAGATTTACAAGCAAAGAAAAACGTTTGGACATACAAGGCAAACAATGACTACCTCAATAATTTCTACACATCGCAAGGCGAGAGAGTATATGGTAGACTTGAGTTGCTAGACCCAGAGAACGATTTCGCAACTGGTGAAAATAAAATTGAGTTGTCTTTTAGTCCAACACCACTAGCATTGATTTCTGGTACTGAAATACCAATACCAAAATTCATAAACGAAGGTGCAGAATTTGTTGGTGGTGGTGCTAGAATACTTTATAGAACTGCGACATATCACAATATAAAGTTGTACAATGATTCAACAAATGCAGTTAACGATATGACCATTCCTTTGTTCAGTCACTACTCAACACTAGACCCGCAATTAAACTCTAATGACTTAAACTTTGGTCAAGAAGTTCCGTTGCATCCTATTACAACTCCATCTTGGAGAACTTTATACGCAAGATTCTGGAATGATTATATTATAGACATATACGCGCCAGACTCTAGAACTATGGAAGCATACTTTCAATTGAACGTGGCTGATATATTTGCATTTAAGTACAACGACATTGTATGGATTAAAGATGCTTATTGGAGAGTTCTAGAGATAAGCGATTACGTTGTTGGTACGCAAGGCGAGACGAAAGTAAAGTTGTTACGAATTACAACCGCAAATCCAGATACTATCGTATGTACTGATTTCCCTAACACCATAGGCATTTCTGGTTATGTAAACTTTGTTGACAAAGATGGCAACCCAACATCGCCTAGTGAGTTATGTTGCTCGAAGTTCAATTACTATTGGGATGCAAACGCAGTACAATGTTTGGCATTCATAAATGCAAATGGACACAATGGTGGCAAACCAACAACTGGCGGTATAAAACCAGTTGGTATCAAAGACCCTACTGCAACAAGTAAAAAGGCATTGTTCTCTAGTTCGTCATCTAAAGACCCGTTGTTGGCAAATACAACCAACGTTATTAAATCTGGCACAACTGATTCTATCATTAACTCAAGGAACTCTGTTATTGGTGCCAATAACAACAACGCAATCGTAACTGGTGCAAACAATGTAGTGGCTGATAATCTAGGCTCTGTTGTAGTAGATGGCAAGACTGCCGATGCCATAAACGTAGGCAAGACAACTGGTGGCAATGGTTCGTATGCTGGAGAATATCAATATGGAAAAATGATTCTATCTGGTAAAGGCTATCTAACAACTGGATTTACCACAATGCAAATACTAGCAGACAATGGCGCCTATATCAAAATTCCAGATGACTGCATTTGGTCTGTACGATTACAAATAACGTTGGCGGTTATATCTGGTGGAATCACCGATACACTATCTGGCGAATACGCAATGAGTTGGCAAAGTATTGGTGGTACTTGCACCGAAATAGGGCTTAATACGTTGTCAGAAATTACAACTTATTCCGGTATGACAATAAACTTTGTAAACGCACCTCCCTTTACTGGCGCAATGGGGTTAAGATTTGCCTTGTCTGGCTACTCTTCATACCCTTGTGATATAGTAGTGGTTGGAACATTAAACTATACTCAATTCTCATATGTATAATCCAAAAGATGACATCAAAGTTTTGTTTGAATACGCAAAACACAATAAACACATTGTATCAAAAGACAACTCTATAAAGTTGCATAGATACTTGGTAACAACAATCAATGCACTAGCGATTGGTTGTATTTTAGGACTAATTACATTAACAATCTCAATTTTATTCTGATGGCAGAAGATAAAAAAATAGTGTTGACCATTGAGGTAAACGAAGGAAATTCCTCTGTTGAAATCAATAAACTAATTAAAGGACTCCAAGACCTAAAAAAGAATACCGAAGATACTGGAGAAAAGACTCTCTCTCTCAAGGCACAGATGAGAAAGTTGAAAGAGGAGTTGGCGGAAACTGCCGATAAGTTTGGAGAAGGTAGTGAAGAGTACCGCAAGGCATCTGCCAGAGTGGGTGAACTAAAAGACAAAATGGATGCGATGGGTGAATCCGTCTCCACATTGTCTGGCGACCCACTAGAACGATTGAACAATTCCTTTGGAATGATTGGTGGCAGTTTGATGTCTCTAGATTTCGGCGCAGCCAAAACTGGAATACAAGGAGTTGCTAGTGCCATCAAGGATGTAAAGCCAAAAGATGTTGTATCTGGTATCAAAGATTTAGGAAAGGCTTTCATTGATATTGGTAAAGCATTACTAGGCAATCCTATATTCTTAATCGTGGCATCTCTAGTTGCGATTGGTATGGCGATTAAAAAGTTTATGGACATACAGAGAGAGAACGTTACAAAAATGAACGAGACTCTAGAGAAAGTTCAACAGAGTAGGCACGAAAATGAAAGAGAACTTTTAGCATCGGCTGGAAATGATATTAAAAGACAATATGAAATTCGCAAACAATCTGCGGAAAAAGATTACGAGGACACCTTAACAATGGTACGCAATCTAGAAAGGCAAAAAAAGAGAGCCAATGGATTGGATGAAGAGCAAGAGAAAAAACTTGTTGAACTAAAAAGCAACTTAAAAAAACAAGAGGTTGACCTTGAAGTAATGAAGTTGGAAAGATTGCGACAACTACGAGAGGCATCAAGGCAAGTTGACTTAAAATACGAATTGGTGGGGTTGTCTGAAAGACAACGGGCATACAAACAACTAGAGCAACAACAAGAGGATGCCTTAACCAAACTCCAAGAAATGGGAGTAGATGAGGCAACAATAGAGAAGCAACGCAAGGTAAACGCAGAGGAACGAGGTAGATTGGATAAGCAATACTACAAAGAGGATGCGGATAAAAGAAAGGCAAAGAAAGAGGCAGAGATTGAAAATGCCGAATGGCAAAGAGAACTAGAGGCATCAATTTATGCCAATAGACATACAGAGGCAGAGAACGAATTAAAGAACTTGGAAGTAGCCTACGCAAAGAAAAAAGATGAGGCAAAAAAGCACAAGGTTGACCTAAAAATTGTTGACGAATGGTACAACTCCGAACTTGAGAAACTAGATAAGGCAAGACAACTAAAAGAACTTGATACAATCAAAGAGGCAAACAAATTAAAACTAGAGCAGTTTCAAGAATTGTTGGCATTACAAGAAGGCTTTCAAGAGGAAAATAGGTTGTCTCAAATGTCAAACAATGAAAAAGAACTTGATGCGGTAGATGTCAAATACTACGATATGATTGAGAGAGCAAAACAATTTAATGAATCTCTCAAAGAGGGAGAGGAATCTAAATTGATTGATATTACTGCTCTAGAGGAAGCATACGGAAGAGAAAAAAATGCTCTTGCATTGCAAAGAGAATTTGAATTAACTGAAGCAAGAAATGAATTGATTGTAAACGAGAGAGACAAAGAGATGGCAGATATAGAACTTGAGTACGCAAAGAAACAAGAGTTGTACAAGAACGATGCGGATATGCTTGTTATCATTGAGACAGAGAAGCAAGAGAAGATTCGCCAGTTGAACTTGGAGACAATACAAAAGAATCTAGAATGGACTCAAAAAGGTGCAGATGCCATACAATCTATTGGCGATGCAGTCTTCGCCAACAAAATGAAAAATGTAAAAAAGGATTCTAAAGAGGCAGAGGCATTGGCAAAAAAACAATTCAAGTTTAATAAAGCAATGCAGTTGGCTGGTGCAACAATAGATTTGGCAAAAGGCATTACAGCCTCGTTGGCACAAGCCCCAGTAGCCATTGGTCCAGCACCTAACCCCGCTGGTATTGCCTCGTTGGCTTTTGTTACAACAACTGGTTTGGCAAACATCGCCAAAATTGCCGCATCTAAATTTGAGTCACCAGTGAAACCAGATAAAACAACTCCTAGCAGTAGTGGTGGGGATGGTGGCGGTGCAGTTGCTCCAGCACTAGATTTGTCTTTTGTAAATAATGACAAAACGAAACCACAACCATTGCAGACCTATGTACTATCCACTCACGTTGCCAGCAGTCTAGAGGCAGAGCAGAAGATAGAAGACCAAGCGAGAATAAAATAAACATTGTAATATAAAACAACTATGGAAAACAAAGAAAACCAAATTGAAGTTTACGAGTTAGGTATTGACGATACTGGTAAACTTGGAGTTAATTGTGTATCGCTAGTAGATGCACCAGCAATAGATGTAAATTTTGTTGCGTTGTCAAAGGAGACAAAAATAGAATTTACATCTGTTGAAAGCGAAGAGAAAAAAATGTTGTATGGTGCGTTGCTAATACCAGAGCAATTGATTTACCGCATTGATGAGAAGACAAAGAAACCATACTATGTAAAGTATTCTCAAAATACAATTGAGCAAGTCTCTCAAGATTTCTTAAAACGAAATATGCACCACAATAGCAATCTAGAGCATAGCCTACCAGTTGCTGGATTGACCATTGTAGAAAGTTGGCTTGTAGGACAACCAGATAAATCAGAGCAATATGGATTCAGTTTGCCAATTGGTACTTGGTTTGTCGGAATGAAAGTTGACAATGAAGAGATATGGCAAGATGTGAAAAATGGAACGTTCAAGGGATTTAGTATTGAAGGATTCTTTGAAGAGATGAACTCGGAATACCTTGCGGTACAAGAGGTTGAGAAGATTCTTTCAGAGATGCAAGAGGAATTAAATGCGTTGTAATAAATGACAAAGAGCCAGATTTATTGTCTGGCTCAATGTTGTAACAAACAACAAAATAACAAAAACGTGAAACAAAAGTAAACGTTTTTCTACATATAACTAGAAAGTAAAAAATATGCAAAAAGTAAATCTATCAAATTTGCTCGAAAAGTATTCCGAAAAGTTGGGAAAGTTTGGCATCAAATTGTCAACTGATACAACAGAGGAAGTAAAAGTAGAGTTAATGTCAGAGGGAATCCTTGCAGATGGCTCAAAGATTTACACCAATGAATCTGAATGGAAGATTGGTGTAGAAGCATTTGTACTAGATGACAACGGAAATCCCCAGCCACTAGCAGATGGTACCTATGTACTAGCAGATGGCACAGAAGTAGTTGTAACTGAAGGTAAGGTGCAAGAAATTGCAACACCAGAAGCCGAGCCAGTTGAAGATGAGGCAATGAAGGAAGAGCAATCTTCTGAAGTTGTTACCAAAGAGCAATTTGAATCTACCATCAATGCTTTGGTGGAAGCATTCGATAAAAAGTACAATGATTTGTTGTCAGAAAAAACAACTCTTTCCAAGCAATTTGAGGAGTTGAAAAAACAACCAGCAACAACATCAGTAAAGCAATCGGCAGTTGTAACAAAAGACAATGCAAAGCCACAGAAATCTTGGAATCAGATGACAACCATCGAAAGAATCCAATTCAATCTAGAACAAATTAAAAAATAAAAAAAGAAAACTATGCCTAGTAATCCCGTTTACACACCAAGTTTCTCTGGCAAGGATGCTGGAGAATACTACGTTGCTTCGTTCAAAGCGAATAGCACCATCCAACAAATCAAAATGTATGAGAATGTTGAGTACAAACAAGTATTGAGAAAGTTAACTGAAGACGGATTCGGTTTCGGTGCGCCTACTTGCTCTTTTACAGATGCTGGTACAATCAACATTGATGAGAGAGTTTTGACATTATCAAAATTCCAAATCCATCGTACTTTGTGTATTGACCAATTCAATGATTCCGCAGATGCCAAATTTGCACAGAATGGTCAGTTGTCTCAAAATACAATTGATGCAATGATGAATATGATGTTGGGAGAAATTGCCGACAGAAACGAAACATTGATTTGGCAAGGTACTGCCTCTGGTAGTAATGGAACTCAATACGATGGTCTTTTGACTACATTGAACGGAGACAATGATACAATCTATGCTGGTCAAACTGCTAATATAACAGACTCAAACGTACTTGCTGAAATCAAAAAAACAATTGATTTGATGCCATTCGCAGTTAAGTCAGCATCAGAGAAACCAAAGTTGTATGTTAGTTCAAACGTTGCAGAAGCATACAGATACAAACAAGCAACTCTAGGTAATGGTAATTTCTATTTCTCTGGCGAAGCAATTCGTATGAGTTGGTTGGGTACCTATGAAATCGTTGAATGCGGTGGTATGCCAAACAATTGTATGGTATTTGCTCAACCTTCAAATTTGACTTTTGGTACAAACACATTAAGTGATTGGAACACATTGAAGATGTTGCCAATGTTGGAAGTTACTGGTGATAACCAAGTACGTTTCGTTGCTCAATTCTGGGCTGGGGCGCAACACGTTAAAGGCGGAGAGGTAGTTGTATACCTTGACTAAATAAATCAAGTAGCAAAGTGGGTTGTCTTAATTGACAACTCACTATTGTTGCAATAAATAACAACTCAAAAAAAAAAAAATATGGCTGGATTAAATTGTGAGATTGCCAATGGCTTTATGCTTCTATGCAAAGACCATATTGGTGGTATTAAAGAGTTGGTAATTGGTCCTTGGGGTGGTAATGAAGTTATCACACTAGACAACCAAGAGGTCTGTACTGATTACTCATCCAATGTCGGAGATTATTTTCGTTTCATTTTACCAAAGCATACTGGAAACTTTGAAGAGACTGGAAACTTTGATATTGCTCAAGGTACTGCTGGTTTCTATACACAAACTATCAATGCAACGTTTCACAAATTGACTGCATTACGCAGACAGAATTTGCAAGAAATGACAAAGTTGCGAATGGTAATTTTTGTAAAAGATAACAACGACAATTATTGGTTGTGCGGTCACGAATCTGGAATGGAAGTTACTGCGATGACTACCACTACTGGAACTACCAAGACTGACAACTATGGTTACACAATTACGTTTACTGGCGAGGAATCAAAGAAGGCTTATCTATGTGATGGCTTCGATGGATTCCATATTCCTCTAGGAAACAACCCAGATGCGTAATCTTTGTAGGTTGTATGATATACCTACAAGCAAATACTCCTAATCAATCTCTCTTCCTTACACTAGAGGAAGGGAGATTGTTTTTTAGTACAACTTATACTGACTATCTAGTTGAATTGTGTAATGAGACAACAAATCAAAAGTTGTATTTCATTGCAAACGTTACCAACGTATCAGATAGATTTACCGAAATCCTTGTAGATACTAGCATTCAAGACGAGTTGAATGGTTGTATTTTATTACAAGATGGTGGCAGATGGAATTATTCTGTCTTCGCCCAAAATTCTGTTGTAAATTTAGACCCAGAAGATGTTGCAGTTGTTGGTCTGGTAGAGATTGGTTTGTTATATGTTACAACAAATGATTCCTATTTTACTCAACCAAACATCGTAATACCAGAAGATATAGAATACAATGGATAACAATACTCTCAATACAGAAAATCAAGTTGTAGAAAATAACAACAACATAATGCAGATTGCATTATCCAAGTATATCAAGGTCTCCGCAGTTGAGAAGGAAGATAGAAAGGGTTGGGTTGTATATGGAGACAACAATGATTACCAACAATATCTTGTTGAACTATACCAAGAATCGCCAGTACATAGTGCGTTGGTAAACTCAATTGCCTTTATGATTGCTGGTAATGGACTAGCATCTTCAATAAGTTCTGTTGTAAAAGAAGTCAACGCATTAGAACTTGATAGTCTTACTCTACCAGTTTCTCTAGATTTGAAACTGCAAGGTGGATTCTGTTTGGAAATTATATGGAGTCTAGATAGAACAAGAGTTTCCAAAGTATCACATTTGCCATTTGAGAATGTGAGATTGGCAGTATCAGATGAGAATGATTCTGTATGTGGTATCTGGTACTCTAGAGACTGGCAAGACATACGCAAGAAAAAAAATACTCCAGAATATCTTCCGCTTTTTGATGTTGACAAAAAAGACAACGAAGCAAGACAAGTTTTGTATGTTAGTACAATGTCAGTTGGCTCAATTTATTATCCTAGACCAGATTACTTTGGTGCGTTGAACTACGTTGAACTAGCAAGGCACATTGGTGAGTATCACGTTAACAATATCCTCAATGGTTTGTTCCCATCTTTCATTATCAATTTTGCCAATGGTGTACCATCACCAGAGAGACAAAATCAAATCAGAAGGAATTGGGAAAATATGCTCTCTGGAGTTCAGAACTCTGGTAAGTTCGTAATGACTTTTAACGAAGACCAAAACAGAACTCCAAAGATTGATGCCTTTCCTTTAAGCGATGCAGATAAGCAATACCAATTTTTGTCAGAGGAGACAACCAAGCAAATTATGTATGCTCACCGAGTAACATCTCCCTTGTTGTTTGGTATTCGTGACTCATCTGGATTAGGTAGCAATAGTGACGAGATTAAGAGCAGTTACCACATCTTCAATATGCAAGTGATACAACCATATCAAAGAATGATTGAGGATGCTTTTAATACAATTTTAGAAGCAAACAATTTGCCTTCTGATTTGTCAATTATACCAAACGATTTCTGGGCGGAAAAGCAAGTTGTATCAGATGACAAAACTGGAACATCTGCACCAACGCAACAAGATGTATCTAGTCAAGCATTGAATGGCGCACAGATTTCCTCATTGTTGGAAATCATTATTCAAACAACTGCTGGAGTTCTTACCATCGCATCAGCCAAAGCCATTACCAAGAGTGCGTTCCCATCACTATCTGACCAACAGATAAATGACATATATGACAACTTGAGTAATGTAGACATTGACCCAACTCAAGTGGTGCAAAGCATCGCTGAAAAAAAAAAAGATTTAACTTCCAGTAGTTATAAAGTACAACAAGCATCCAATGGATTTCAACCAACGGATGAGATGGCAATGATTACGGAGAGAGCATTGCAATGGAGAAAGGAATTTGGTAGAGGCGGAACAGAAGTTGGTGTCGCTAGAGCAAGAGATATAAGCAATAAAAGAATGTTGTCTTTGGATACAATTCAAAGAATGGTAAATTACTTCAATCGCCACGAAGTTGACAAAGAAGCATCTGGATGGAACAAGGGAGAAGATGGTTTCCCTAGTGCTGGAAGAGTTGCTTGGGATTTATGGGGAGGTGATGCTGGTAGAGATTGGGCAACAACAATAATCTCTAGAGAAAAAACAGACCAATCCAAAGTTGTAACAAAATGCAACCACGATTCCAACTCTATTTGTCTATCTGCCAAGTATCCAGATATGACAGATGCAGAAGGAGAAAAATGGTTGTCTTATTTAGCAACGAAAGGAGAGGTAGTAGATACAGAGGAATGGGAACTGGTTGATGAGGAAGATGTTGTAGACTATGACAACGAAAAAAAGATACATACTGCTAGACAATTCCGTTGGGATACTGCTAGTTGGTCAGATGTTGGAGCCAAGAGTAGTGTAGATACTGGCATATACAAGATTCGATACAAATACTCTGGTGGTATAAAAGACAACTCAAGGGCATTTTGTATTGAGATGGTAACAAACTCAAGACAAGGTGTGAGATACAGATACGAAGACATCATTGAGATGGGTGACGATGGAGTAAATGGAAGTTTCGCACAATCTGGCTCTAGTGAGTATTCCATCTGGTTGTACAAAGGCGGAAATCATTGTTTTCATTACTGGTCTAGAGAGATTTGGAAGAGAAAGAAAATAAAAGGGAAGTATTTACCCAATGAAGGTCTAGATAATGATAGAAAAATAAGTATCAAGGAAGCAATAGGAGACGATATACCATTAAAAGACCAATTGCTAGACTGGAATACTGCAAAGACACCAACAAGAAAATTATAAAGTTGTAATATATGCCAATACCAAATGAAGTTCTTTTGATTACTGCGGACTACATCAAAAAATATACTGATGTGAATGGCGCAGTTGACCCGAACATAATGAAACCAGCGATATATCTGGCTCAAGACAAGTATCTTACCAGATATTTAGGTAGTAATTTATTACAAAAAATTAAAGACGATGTTGTAGGTCAAACGTTGACTGGTGATTACGAGACTTTACTAGATAACTATGTACGCAAATCATTGCTATGGTGGACAATGGTAGAGATGTTGCCTTCATTGTTGTATAAGTTGGATAATGGTAGCATTGTGCAAAGAGAAAGCGATGATACCAACGCAGTATCTAGAGAAGAGATGGAGACAATCAGAGATAGAGCAAAGGATAATGCCATTTACTATACTCAAAGATTGATTGATTATTTGTGCTATAATTCAACTCTCTTTCCAGAGTATAACAACAACGCATTTCCAGAACTTGCACCATCTGGAAGCATCTCAACTGAATCTGGAATTGTTTTTAGTGATGGATACCAAACAACAAAAACGAAATGGCAACTACAAAACTTTCTGGACAGAAGCCAGTTGTGATAAAAGACAACAACAAAACCGAGTACGAAAAAAAACTCAAGGCATATTTGAGTAAACAATATCAAAGCAATGAGAGACATACAAACAAGTAACGTGGTTGAGGGAGTTATTGGAACCATTGCTAGTGTATCACTAGCGATTCCTATGTATCACGAAGAGATTGAGTTTGTGATACGAGTATGTAGTGGACTACTTTCTTGTACTGCTGGTCTATTTACAATTGTTGCTATGTATAACAAAATAAAAAAGTACAAAAATGGAAACAAAAATTCTTGATAGCATAATTGATTATGGAGTTCTCGGAATCGTATGCATCGCAATGGCTTGGATGCTTTACAAGTATTGGCTAAAAGACCAGCAAGAAAAAAAGAGACTTATTGAGAGACTAGAGGAATGTAATGATAAGATTAAAGAGTATGCAGATAAACAAGAAGACAATTGAACTTATTAAAAAGTTTGAAGGCTTTCGCAGTTCGCCTTATCTCTGTTCTGCTGGTGTACCTACCATTGGTTATGGTAATACGTTTTATCCTGATGGTAGAAAAGTTGCGTTGTCTGATAAGTCAATTACAGAAGAGCAAGGGCAACAGATGTTAATGTACATCGTACAAGAGTTTGCAAACAAAGTAAGTGGTTGTACTAAAGTACAACTTAATAACAATCAGTTTGGCGCATTGGTTTCCTTTGCGTACAATGTTGGAGTAGGTAATCTCCAGAAATCAACCTTGCTTAAAAAGGTCAATGCCAATGCTAGTGATAAGAGCATACGAGATGAGTTCTTGAAATGGAACAAGGCTGGTGGCAAAGTATTGACTGGTCTAGTAAAGAGAAGACTAGCGGAAAGTGAGTTGTATTTTGATACAATCGTATGAAGACAGAAGATTACAATAAGCATTTTATTTTCGCCATATTGTTTTCTCTAGTCTTTACAATTGCGATTGTAATAATTGTCAACGAAGATAAAGACCTAGATTCTGATTGTAATATAATACAACGAGATACAATCTACAAAGAGATTGAACAACTCAAAGAAATCAGAGATACGATTATTGATACTAGATACAAAAAACAGATTGAATATGTACGCATCATTGATACGATTTACCTTCTTGATTCTGCTAGTGTGGATGCAGAATACCAACGCACAATCTCAAGCCTTGACTCTCTCAACAAATCTGGATTCTTTAGGCAGAACTGAAGAGCAAAGACTCGTTGTGCTATGTTACAACTCAATGCTATACTGGAAGAGCAAATCGGAATTGAATAACAAGTTGTATTTGAATGCAACCGATGTTGCCGATTCATACAAAAAGATTCTAGACAATTGCAATACAGAGAATCAGAATCTGTATGCTGATTTGCTACGAGAAAAAAAGGCAAAAAAAAACTGGCGCAAAGCCAGTTTAATTTTAGGTGGTGTGTTGACATTTAATACAATCGCCATTCTTCTGTATCGCTGACCTTGTCTATTGCGTAGATGACAAAGCCCCAGTAGGACTCTATGTCGGCAGTCAGCCATCCTTGACAATGGTCATCTAGTTCTTTGAGCAAGAATCGTACTTGCATCTTGGCTATTTTCTTTGCATCAGCAACACTACATCTCTGTTGTAATATAATATCACCAATAATTTTTCTTGCTCTCTCTGTTGCGGACAATTTATTGTTACTCATTTTGAATTTATTTGATTGTTGAATTAAGCGAAGGCATATACTCCGTAGTTCTTTCGTAGTTCGTAGTATGCTCTCATCATTATTGCATCTGCAATATCGGGAGAAAATTGCATTTTGTCTTTTGGTGTAACTTGTAATTTACCATCTGAATCTAGATTGTATCTTCTCACCATCTCTAGTTCTTTGATAATGTCCAACTTGAAGTTGTTATTTATACCAAAGGTAATTTTGTTCTCTGTAATTAGTTCTGCCAACTTAAAATAGCAATCCGCTTTTAAGTTCTTGTAGTTCTCTCGTACTGGAGATGAGCCATTGCGAAATCCTTTGCAGAATAAATTATCGGTGAGACCACCGCCAACACCATCCTCATCTGCTAGAACGTTGGAAAGATTGATGTTGTATTGTGATACAAATTGCTCGGCTATGTTGGTGAGTTCATTGATTCTTTTCTGTCTATAAATCTGAATCTCTACTAGATGCAGACCTCTCCAGATGCAGAATACAGACCTATCCTTACCTAGTCTAGCGACATCAATTGTCAAATAGAACAACTCCTCTGATTTATTATCTGGTTGTTCTCTAAAACAACGAAGCAAATCATCGTACTCGTACAATCTGTCTTGAGTCTCATCGTAGTCCCAATTGCCTTCTAGCAATCGTTCTCGGTCAATCTTATTCAGTTGCGATAACTTTTGTAAGTATGCTTTCGCTAGATGCGGATTATCCGTTGGCAATGCTTGTATGAAGATTCTATCCTCTCTTATTGTTCCTTTGCGTTGAGCATCGTAGAAACTATGATACAACCAAGACTTGTTAGGATTGCAAGTCAACAATCCTTTCGGTGGTATGCCACTACTTTCTTGTTGACATTTATTACAACTCCATTTTATAGGTCGTTTATCTGAATCAATCTCTGTAACAATGCCAGAATTAAGTCCAGAAGATTCACAATGGTGGCAGAACTCTGTTAACTTGAAACGAGTACGAGAATCTAGAATCTCAATTGCTCTCTCTGATACTTCTCCGCTTTCGTCAACAAAGTAATCCGTCAACTCAAGCGACCCAAGATTTTCAAACAAGGGGTCTGATGGCGATTGAGCCAAGTCTAGAAGCATCGTTTGGCTTCCGTTGTACCATTTTACAATATGGTCTTGACCATTATAGACGAAATGCTTGTTGGCTTTTAAGCCATACGCATTGCACAATGACCAAAAAGTTTCCATTGTAGTTTGTCGCAACCTCTTGAGTTCTGCTCTACCGATTGCACCTCTAGTACCAGCATACTTCAATCGCCTTTTAATCTGCCAATCACAACCTAAAAACGATTTACCACTACCAGCAGAACCACCATATAGGACTTGCGTTTTATCGCTGGTAATTGATAGCCATTTGAGAGCATCAAGTTGTTTATTGGTGTACTCAAATTGTCTCATCAATGTTGGCTTTTATTACAACTAGAGTCTGCAATGTGAATGGGTCAAGTTTATGACCAAACTCTTGGACTCCTCTGTTAATCCATTGAGAGAATTTCTGATTGAATCTACTCTCTTTGTTCTGTTGTATTTTATCACAATCTAATTCCAGTTGCAATAGAGAGTAAACATTATCTGGATTATCATAGAAGCATTCCCCAACAGATACAACAAGACCTTCATCCATCAATACAGATACGATTGCAGTTGTTGTTTGATGAGTTAAATGAAGGTTGTCTTTTAAGTCAACAATGGTTATTGGACTTGAACAACGATTCAACTCTGATAGAATCTTATCTGTTGCAGATTTAATTACTCCATTGTTCATATTGTTAAGCCAAGTCTGGACTTTTGGTTTTAATGTTGCCATTTATTTGTATTTTAATTCAACTTATTTTTTACTTGTTCTAGCATCTGGGGACTTGAAAGAATCTTGGTATAGATTATTCTCTTTCTCTCATTGATAATGCTCTGCTTGTAATCTCGAAACTCTGTGGCGGTCATCTTCTCCTTGTCAATGCGTAACATACTCTCCTTTCTCTCTCTGTTGACAATAGCCTTTGCTTCCGTTGTCATCTTTGTCCATTGCTCATCTGTAAACAAGTCATCGGTAAACGCACCTTTTTTGACTAGAGCATCCATCATAAAGACCGCAACCAATTCAACAATGACCTTCTTGCCTTTGTTTAATAAGTCAACATCTCTATCTAGCATCTCATTGTAATTTACAACAACAGAAGATTCAGAAAGCAATTTGTCATTTGACACAACCGCTTTTTTCTTTTGCAATTCAACAACCATTTTTCTCTTGTACTCGTTGTATTGTTTACCAATGTCGGAGATAAACTTTATTGACAACAGATTGTATGCGTTAACTCTTTCCCAGTAGAGACCAATCTCATTGAGTTCAATCGCTAGTATAAACTCACCTATTGTGTTGTATGGAAAATAGTTCTTTGTAGTATCGTACAACATCAAGAACTCTGGCTCTGATGGTAGATTATTGATACCAACTCTGACAACAATGTTGGCTATGATACTGCGAAATTCTTCCGTTGTAATATATTGCAACTGCTTTGATTGTGTTGCATCCAAGTATCTAGTCTCATCCTTTGTTAAGGAAATCTTCCAATGCTGATTGTGATACTCTACCAATTCGTTGTTCTGTTCCATTGTGTTTTTGCTTGTTGTATTCGTTTACAAATTTATCTATATTCCAATTGTTAGTCATACGCAACTTCCAATTGATGACCTTTCTGTTTACTCGCCAATCACATTCCTCGTAGTGATTAAAGAACTTTGTACTAAAAGACAATACGATTTCATCCGATATACAAGGCTGTCTTAATCTGACCTCTTTGTAAATATCTTCTAGTGTAGGCTTTCTATTTCTCGTTGTCTTATCTGACAACGTTAATTGAGTTAATTGATTCTGAAGTATTCCGACAATGCCATATAACTGGTCAATCTCTTGTTTCAGTTTGTCTATTTGCTCTTGCATTTTTTCTTTTGTATTAGTTCAATTTTGAAAGTTTCTCTGTTGACTTTTGGTGCAACAACACCATTTAATTCAAGTTGCTCTAGAACTCTTTTAACGTTGTCTCTGTATATCGCATCAACCTCTACCAGTTGGTTGTACTTTCTTCTAGAATGTAGAATCGTTGCGTGGTCTTGGTTAAAGATTCTGCCAACTTGTTGTAGTGATATATTACAACAGACCAGAGAGAGAGTAGTTGCTATACTTCTAGCATCTGTTATCTCTCTCATCCTTGTCTTTGATAACAAATCTTGTTTTGGCACATTGCATATAAGACAAGTTGTATCTATAATCGTGATTACAATTTGGCTTATTCTCTCTTTGGTGTATTCGTCTTTGAGATTTAATACAACATCAATTAAATCATCCACGTTGTCTTTTGAGAACTGCAACAACCTTGCTAGTTCTAACCGCATCAATCTTCTGTTTGTACTATAATTCAACAAGGAATCTACCAATTGTTCCGCTTGTTTGTATTTGTCTATCTCAATCATCCTCTCGTAGTATTAGTTCAACTAGTTCTTTAATATCCAATCCAGTATCTTCTGCGATTGTAAATAGCATCCCCAGAGCCATTGTCTGGGGATATGCTACATACTTTCGAGCAGTTGGTACAGATATATCCAATGACCTTGCAAAGTCTGGATATGAGTTGTAGTATTCTTTTACAACTTTCTTGAAATCAAACTGGCTCATATTCTAGATTAAAATGGAAGGTCATCCGTTTCTTGATTCATTTGCTTTTTTTCAAATGTCTCTCTAGAGATACCAGCATTTGTCTTGTTGTACTCTATCGCAACTTGAGTTCCATTCATTCCGTTACAGATAAACTTCTCAAATTCTTGAGCAATAGTAAGTACATCTAGCAACTGCATTGGAGTTGTTTTACTTGCTTCAATAGAATAGTTTATCGCATTGGTCAAGGCATTCATTCTAGCGATGCGGTTGCTCTCTTCTGGTGATTTACCACTAGAGTAAGATGGCTTGGCAGTATTCGTGCCTTGTGCGGTAGTGTTGGAATTACCAGATTGCCAGTTGTTGTCTTTTACTTCAACGAACTTTATGTTGGTATACTTTCCATTTTGCGTTATGGTGTAATCGTGCATCTGCCCAATTTTGAATCTGCATTCTCCATCTGCTAGGCAATTACCTACATCACCATTGTCGAATCCTACCTCGTAGGAATACTTCATACCAAACTTGGTATTGATTGTTCCGTTGTTTTGTAATGAAGTACAACTTGCTTTTTTCTGCATTGTGTTTTATTTTAATTTGATTTCTATTGTTGTTTTACTTTTTTTGATTGGCGGATTTAGTGTAATGATTTCGCCAGTTTCTCTATCTATCATTGTTGCATCCTTTGACAACGTCTTGAGTTGACTCTCTAGTATCTTTCGTTCTTGAGCAATCGCATCCTCTTTGGACTTCATATCAATCCAACTTTGAGTATTCGAGTAATCATATTGAACTCCAGCCTCTTTGACTTTTAAGACAACTCCATTTATGATTATTCCTTTGTCGTCAATTCGAGGATTACTCAAGCATTGTTCCTTCAATCTTTCTTTGGCATTCGTCAAAGACTGAATAAGAAACTCCGCTTGTACTAGACCATCTTCTGGAAGCAATTCTCCATCCAGATATGGTTGTAATAGTTTACAACTCAACTCATCTACAAGTTGCTTTGTTAACTCTCTCCCATCTAGAACTGATGAGAGAGAGTTTAATTGTAATGCCTTGCTCATATTGAGTTCTCTAGTATTGTCTCCTCAATTGATTGAATCAATTTTGGTGAGTACGTTAAAAGCAATTCGTATACATCTATGTCTTTGACATATATCGCAACTATTTCTAGACTGCAACTTGGTGGACTTCCATCTCCATTTGCATCTCTATAATAGCCACCATCGTATTCGTATTCATAAACAACTACCATTTGTACATCGCAGTAGTTAAGCGACATTGTTTGCTCTGACATTTTAATCTGTTTTTATATTGAACTTTAGTTTGTCTTTTATTACAACTTCATTATGTATGTGAGTTGCAACTTCTATCCAAGATGCTTGTTGTTCTGGATAACAACTTGATTGTATTCTACGCACAATCGCTGGATATGATAGGTCTAGTCTATTCTCATCAGCCATAATTCGTTCTGTTTTAGATTCTTTCTTATTGATGCAATCTTGCCAGTCCTACGATAGTTGGCAATCGTCTGAAGCAACGAAGGATAATCCTCCTCTTCCAGATACTGAAGTAGTAATGATAACGAGATGTTGTCATTTATGTCAAGATGGAATGCGGTAATATATCTCTTATTCAAGATATCCGATTCTCCTTCTTGGAGATTGTGTTGCAGTTCTACGTTATAGATTTTCATTGTTGTCTTTTATTTCAACGTTAATAACCATTGCGCCAATACAACTGAAGGAGAACTCATTTGAGAGAGTTGCAACTAGTAATTCCTTGTCGCATAAACCCTCGTCAATCTCACCACATTCGTACCAGATTCGAGTTGTATCAGAAGACAACCCAGTTTTTTCCAAAAAGGATTTAATCGCTTTTACTTTGTTGTCATCTAGACCATCAAAGTCATTTCTAAAAATTGCTTTCAATGACCAATCTGGCACATTGAAAAAAGTTTCTGCATTCTGCATAAAAAAAATTGTTTTTGTTGTTTTTGCCATTGTTACTCTTTACTGAATGCAACCCATATCCAGCAAACTAACTACCTAAAATGGCTTCATTAGGCAGTCATAAATCGATTATCCTCGCTTGAGAGATGTCTACATACTGGAATAGTAGGTAAATCGTCTTAAATCAAGGGAAAATTGTGTTGCTAGTGAGAGACTCGAACTCTCGTACATAACCGAAAAATGTACTGCGCCAACTCGCAACTAGCATTGAGTTGTATTTTACTACAACTCTTGTCTGTAATCTATCCAGAGTTCCATTCTTGCTCTGTTGCTTCCGTTTTTGAATCTATCAGAAGCATAAAAGAAACTCTCCTCTATTTGTTCTCCATTCTCAAATCGTATTACATCTTGCGTGGTTACATCTAGATTTAATTGCGACCCGATGGATTGTACATACTCATTGGCATCGTGTAGGCAGTTTGTCTCCTTTAACAACGTATCGTGGATGCCTTCTCTATAATTTACTTGGTACATATTTGCGTTGTATTAAAGTTCAAACTCTGCCATAAACTCATTGGTAACATCTTGCTCTATTTCGGCATTCTTTACAACTCTATGTACATCAATCTCACCATCTAGATTTACCGATGCAGATATTTCTCCAGATGAGCCATAGCCAGAGAAGTCCAATTGTATGCAATCGCATCCATCGTAGTTGTCTATGTACTCTTGTACTTCATTACAAACTCTTGAGGTAGTCTCTGAAACAATGCGTTGTATCTTGTCGGCATCTAGTTGTGATTTAGTACAACTCTCGTCTTCATTGTTTCCGATGTAGTTCTCCAACTCTTCTAGAGTATGCAACAAGATGTTGCGTACTTGCTCTGCCGAATAACTTCTACCAGAGAATTGATTCTGTTGGGCGATGTCAACCTTGTTTACAACGTTCATTACGATTTGTTGCACCTCTGCTAATACTTCAAACTTTTTCATTTTCTTTTTTGTGTTTTAATTCAACTTGTTTTTTTAGTGTTTATGCGTTGAGAAGGCGCATCCCTTCATATTGTATTTTAATTCAACTTGCTTTTAGAATGACCAATCGTAATGATAGTTACTTACTCCAAAGAGTACATTGATTGCATCGTACTTGGTCTTGCGTTCTGTAAATCCCATCATCTCTGGTAAGTCCCAAGTTTGATACTTATGCTGGTATCCTCTGATGAGTTCGTATACATCTGGTCTGAATCTCTCCAAGTAAGATATATTGTAGTATCTCGTACCATTCTCCTTGTTGTATTGTTCTACAACCAACTCAAATGATTTCGAGAACTCAACAACTTCGTATTCTCTCTTCCAGTTCCCTCTGTAATATCTCAACTTATCGTATTGACCATTTGGTGTATGCTCCCAATCTTGATGTCCCATCTGGGAGTTCTTGTACTTTGCTTTAGTATGACATTGTTCTATAATACAACGTTGCCCATCGTCTGATACTTCTCTAACAATTGCAACATCTCTATCCGAGTAACTCATAATGGTTACTGGTTGGTCAACTTCTGGCATTGTTTCATTGTTAGACATTAACCAGTTTTGGAAACTTCCGAAATTCTTAATACTCTTTTTCATTTTGATTTTGCTATTTAGTTCAACTTTATTTTTTTTGATTATGCACTATGC